CCCGCCACTCTGAGGATCACTGCGCGAAAGCCCGTGGTCGCAATGGCCGTTGTGGCCTGGACGGTCGCCTGTATGAGGCCATCGAGGTCGTACAGGTAGAGCAGGAAGCGCCTAAACAGCGCAAGCCACGAGCCAAACCTCCAGTTACCCAGGAGGCCAAGGATGGCGACGAAGCCAAAGAGTAAGCGCATAGCGCTCCTGCTGGATGGTGACTACCTGTTGTTCTCCGCTATGTCTGCCGCCGAAGAGGAGGTGGACTGGGGCGATGACATCTGGTCCCTCCAGTGCGACCACAACAAGGCCCGAGCGATCCTGCGGGGCACCATCCGTGGCATCACTGAGCGCCTGAAGGAGTTCAAGGGTGCCGAGTTGGTGATGGTCTTTTCGACCGCCAACGGGAACGACAACTGGCGCAAGCAGGTTCTGGAGTCCTACAAGGCGAACCGGAAGGGCAAGCGGAAGCCTGTGGGCTACCCCGAGCTGCTGAAGGAACTGCTGAACAACGAGGGCGACTGGGGCTTCTACCGGACGTTCCAGTGGCAGGGCCTGGAGGGCGACGATGTGATCGGCATCCTTGGGACACACCCTGAGTATCTGGATGTGGACGAGGCGATCCCTGTGTCCTGCGACAAGGACTTCAACACGATCCCAGGTCGGTTCTATTGGCTGACCACCAACAAGATCGTGGAGAACTCCCTGGCTGAGGCCAACCGCTGGCATATGTACCAAGCCATCAAGGGCGACACCACGGACGGCTATGGGGGCATCCCAGGAGTCGGTGAACAAGTCGATGGCACCCCGCTACTTGAGTGGCTGGATAACCCAACGTACTTCTATCAGGCCGTGAAGACCATGAAGTCCGGCCCACGGAAGGGCGAAGAGGTTCCTTACTGGACTTCGATGCCTCTCAGTGAGCTGGAGGGCTCCACCAAGGAAGGCGGCCTGCCGTTCACCAAGTGGGACTGTGTGGTCTCCCTGGCCAACAAGCAGGGCATGACTGAGGACGAGCTGATCGTTCAAGCCCAGGTCGCCCGAATCCTCCGCAAAGAGGACTTCTGCTGGGAAACCATGCGCCCCATCCCGTGGCTGCCTAAGGGCCGTCAACGCCAAGTTCTACCCGCCTAACACAAGGCTGATCTCCCAGGACCCTTACAAAAGCCCTCACTCAGAGGGAAGGGTCCTGTGGGATGAAACCTTATAGACCACCCAAGGAGGGCTCAATGCTCACCGCACTACAGCATCACCTTGATCATCCCGACGACATCCCAGCGATTCCACCAGCTGCCTCCCAGTTCCTTCAGGCCCGACTTAATCCGGCATATCTGATGCGCCTGGGGGCTCTGGATGAGCTTCGTCGTTCGGGGTTTTCCGAACAGGCAATCCTGGGGTTCCTCGAAGGGGTAACCGCTGCGGTCGAAGTCATCGAACTGATGGAAGCCGCCCAGGAGCACCGCCTGGAAGACCAACAAGTATAACTAAGGAGGCTCTATGTGCTTCGGCAGTAAGGTGAAAACACCTAAGCAGAACACAAACCCACCTGCCCCTGAGCCCGTGGTAGCCGAGGAGCCTAAAGGCATCGACTACGGCGGTGAGGACTCTGGTTCTGAGAGCGAGGCAGGCGAAGGCGACACCACCGGGAAGATCACAAAGATCGAGCGGGAAGGTGACTCGTCTGACATACCAAGCGCGGTAGGCAGTGCGACAAGCCCTAAGCGTAAGAAGTCCAGCATGAGCAGTGCTGCGGTTCGTAAGAGCCTCGGCAAGAAGCCGTAAGCATGGTCGCCCTGACCGTGACTTACCGTGACCCCGGCGAGCCTATGGCTGGTAGGGAGATCATCAACCAAGTCCTCGACGCAACCCCTGAGATGTACTGGCAGTGCTCCCGTGAGGAAGCTGCTTCTCGCATCTTTGAGGCCGCAGAGGACATCGAGCGTGTCGAAATTGAAGCAAGGGATGAATCAGGACGCCTCGTTGGCTACCTAACGGCTGGCGACGATGACGACCCTAATGTGGGGCCATCACTTGGCATTCAGCACCTGTACGTCCTCCCTGAGTACCGTGGAACCATCGGTGTGAAGCTGATCTCTGCGGCTGTTGATGTGGCCAGGAAAGCCAACTACCAGATCGTCGGTTACACCCGGCGCAAGGGGGAGGGACGCTTCGAGCTTCGGTACATGCGCGTTAGCAAAGGAGTGCCGTGTGAAGAAATTAAAGAAGGTGGTTCAGAAAGTAGCCGACCCGGCAAACATCGCAGGACGCGATGAGAAGGGCGGTAAGAAAGCCGCAGCGGTTGAGCCGGCAGCTACACCAGCCCCGGCCGCCCAAGTGGTAGAGGCCCCAAAGGAAGACTCAACGGAAGTTGACGAGTCTACTGAAAGCGCTAAGAAAGCCGCCCGCTCCCGAGGGAAGCGCGGCCTGTCTGTAGCCCGGTCCTCGGGTAGCGGCCTCAACATCTAAGGAGGCGCATCGTGTCTGAAGCTCGTAAAGGCTTCGGCGCAAACGGTGCGAAAGCAACATACGAAAAACTGGTCTCAGACCGTGCTCCGTATGAGACACGAGCGGAGAACTGTGCTCAATACACAATTCCCGCCTTGTTCCCTAAAGCGTCCGATAACGCCTCCACCAACTACACAACCCCGTGGCAAGCAGTAGGTGCCCGTGGCCTTAACAACCTCGCATCCAAGCTGATGCTGGCCCTGTTCCCCCTCGCGCCCTGGATGCGCCTCACCATCTCTGAGTTCCAAGCCAAGCAGCTCCTCAACGACCCCCAGGGCCTCGCCAAGGTGGACGAAGGACTGTCGATGGTCGAACGAATCCTCATGGCCTTTATGGAGTCGAACAGTTACCGACCGACTTTCTTCGAGGCCCTAAAGCAGCTCATCGTGGCAGGCAACAGCCTGATCTATATCACTGAGCCAGAGGACGGCAAGTTCAACCCGCCGAAGCTCTACAAGTTGTCCCAGTACGTCTGCCAGCGCGATCCCTTCGGGAACGTCCTTCAGATCGTCACTGTGGATCGCATGGCTTACGCCGCTCTGCCTGAGGATGTCCGAGGGACACTGGATGGCGACCGTGAGCCAGACGAAGAGATCGAGGTCTACACCCACATCTATCTCGATGACGAATCCGGTGACTTCCTGAGCTATCAGGAGATCGACGGCAAGGAAGTCGAAGGCACTGAAGGCCAATATCCGGCCACTGGTTGCCCTTGGATTCCCGTTCGCTATGTCAAGATGGATGGCGAGCACTACGGTCGCTCCCACTGTGAGGAGTACCTGGGCGACCTTCGGTCCCTGGAGAACCTGACAGAAAGCATCGTGAAGTTTGCCATGATCTCCTCGAAGGTCATCGGCATGGTGAACCCCAACGGGATCACCCAGGTCCGCCGCCTCGTGAAAGCCCAGACGGGTGACTTCGTGCCGGGCCGTAAGCAGGACATTGAGTTCCTTCAGCTTGAGAAGTCTGCGGATTTCTCGGTGGCTAAGAACGTAGCGGATGCCATTGAGGCCCGCCTGTCGTTCTGCTTCATGTTGAACTCAGCGGTCCAGCGGACAGGCGAGCGGGTAACCGCAGAAGAGATTCGTTACGTGGCTGGTGAGCTGGAGGACACCCTCGGTGGTGTCTATTCGATCCTCTCCCAGGAACTTCAGCTCCCCATTGTGCGGGTGCTGCTGGTCCAGCTACAGGCGACCTCGATGATTCCTGACCTCCCACGCGAAGCCATTGAGCCAACCGTGAGTACCGGCATGGAAGCCCTTGGCCGTGGCCAGGACCTGGACAAGCTGACTCGATTCATCCAGGCCATTCAGCCCCTCAGTCAGTTGCAGGACCCAGACCTCAACACCAGCAACCTCAAGATTCGCATTGCGAACGCTTTGGGCCTGGATACGGCTGGCCTACTGCTCACCGAGCAAGACCGTGCGATGGCTCAGGCCAAGCAGATGATCGCCGAAGGTGGCTCAGCAGCAGCTCAAGGCTTAGGCGCTGGGGTGGGTGCTCAGGCAACTGCAAGCCCAGAAGCCATGCAGTCCGCCATGGATATGGCAGGCGTAGAGCCCCAGCCGCTCGGCTAAACAAAAACCCTCACTGGTAGCGACACACATGCACATCTCGGCGAATACCCGAGGGGTCTCAGGCGTGTGTGTCCACCTATCCCAACAAAGGAGAACCAATGGATATTTATGCTGAGTTCGGCGTGAACAATGCGGTTATGTCTTCCTCGGACATCTCGGAGCATGAGCAGAACATGCTGGCGCTCAACGTGGACGCTCGTGATGGCGATGACGCTATCACCCTGGAACAACCTGATGAGGCCCTTGAGGGCGAACAGGAAGAAGAACAGGAAGAGCCCAACGAGCAGGAAGAAGAAGGCGACGAAAGTGGCGCAGAGGACGATGCCCTGGAGGGTGAGTTCGAGCTGTTGCCTGAGGTCCCTGATGACCTGAAAGACGCCAGTGATGCGATCTCCCAGTACGCCGATGGTTTCACCGCCCTGCGTGACCAAGCGATCAAGGCTGGTCTCCCAGAGGCCGCAGCGGCGCGCATTGAGGCTGAGTACGAATCCGACAACAAGTTGTCCGAGGAGTCCTACAAGGCGCTCGAAAAGGCCGGCTATTCGCGCCACTTCATCGACAGCTACATCCAGGGCCAAGAGTCCATCGCTGAGAAGTTCGTCACCAAGGTGGTGGACTACGCAGGCGGTAAGGATCGCTTCGACAAGATCGTCAAGCACATGAAGGCATCCAGCCCGGAATCCGTGGAGTCTCTGTATGAGGCCATGGAACGCCAGGACCTGAAGTCGATCCGCACGATCATCAACCTGGGCATGCAGAGCCACACGAAGAAATTCGGCAAGGCCCCGGCGCGCAACCTCACCAAGGCCGCACCGTCAACTCCTGCTAAGCGAGCAGCCCAAGCCGTTCAGGGCTACGGGTCCCGCCAGGAGATGGTCAGCGATATGAGCAAAAGCGAGTACCGACTTGACCCAGTGTTCCGCGCCAAGGTCGAGGCCAAGGTAGCAGCCAGCTCGTTCTGACGGGCAGTTAAAAACCCTCACTAATAGGGACACAACGGTCTTCGGGTATATCCCGAGGACTCCCTGTGCCCGCTCGAAAACCACATGCACAAGGAGTAGTACATGGCGAACATTAAGGGTCAAGCAATTGGCCAGAACCAAGGCAAGGGCAACACCGATCAGGACAAACTGGCTACCTTTCTGAAAATCTTCGGTGGTGAGGTTCTTACAGCCTTTGCCCGCCGTTCCGTGACCATGGATAAACACATGGTTCGCACCATTCAGAACGGCAAGTCGGCCTCGTTCCCAGTGATGGGCCGTACCGCTGCTGCATACCTGAAGCCCGGTGAAAGCCTGGATGACAAG